GGCCAGCACGTCGTTGGCGCGGTCCAGGGCGACCGACTCAGGGATGGCGCGCACGACGCTGAAGCGCCCGTCCATCAGACGGCGACCTCGTCGACCGACTCGTAGCGCACCACGGGCCGGATGCCGAACTCGCGCATGCGCCGGTACAGCGTTCGCTCGCTGACGTCCAGCGCTTGGGCGGCCGCAGCGACGTCGCCGGAGGCGACCTCGAGGGCCTTCAGGATTTCCTCGGACGTAATCGGGAATCGTCGTGACCGCATGACGCCACTCTGGCGCCTAGACGCCACAATGTCAATACCCCGCCATTTCGATGCCGCACGCACCGCGCGGGCGATTAGCCTGCAGGCGTGGGCGAGCTCCTAGGCCTCTTCGAGGGAAAGGCGCTGCACCGGGCCCTGACCGAAGCCGGGCATGAGGTCAGCGTTCGGACCGTCCAGCGCTGGGTCTCGGGTCAGACGCCGCCGAAGGCTCAGGACATGGCGGCCATCCGCAGGCTGCTCGAGCTGACCGATGAGGAAGCCGCCCCGCCAGCGTGGGCGGAGCGGCTCATGGATGAGGCCGTGACGCGGGTTATCGAGGCGCTGGCACCGGCTGATCTGCGAGAGGCCGCGGAGCTGCTGATCGCACGGCTAGAAGCGCTGCCACCGCCTCCCGTCGGTTCGTCTCCCGGCTCTGACGCATCAGCAGCTCCGGGCGCCGTAGAGCGGCCAGAGCCAGGACCCTGATGGCGTCGATGCCGAGCTGGTGGACGTCGTGCATAAGGCCTCCTCCCCTAGAGCGACCTGCCCGTCGGGTCCGCTGCCGGGCAACTGCAGCGGGGCACGAGCCCATGTTGAATCCTGCTTGATGGGACGGCTAGTCCCACTGGGGTCGGTTGTGGTGCGGTCACGCACCCGTAAGTACAGACTCAGGAGGTGACCGGTGCAGTTCCGGTGGCCGAGCGATAGAACCCAGAGGGTAATCAGCCTCGTCCTTCTGGTCCTGCTTCTCCTCGCGGTATGGATCGCTTGGGCGATTGGGCTGCCCATTGACTAGATTGCCCTGGCTGCAGGCGCTCGCCACCCGATACCTGCTGCCCGCGTGGTTCACGATCTGGAGCATCTACGTCGTCGGCGGCATCCTGCAGTGGGGCGGGATCGGTGGGGACGCCCTGATCTATCACCGCGCGGTGACAACCTGGCTGGCGGGTGGTAGTCCGTGGGACGCCGCGATCGTGGGGCCCTCGGGCGATTCGTTCCATTTCTACGCGCTGCCGCCGGCGGTGATCCTGCTGGCACCGTTCGGCCTGTTACCAGAGGCGTGGGTGCAGCTCGTCGGTGTCGTCATCCAAGCGGCCGCGGCCATCTACGTCGTCCGCCGCCTCGAGCTGCCCTGGTGGTGGCTGCTCTTCCCACCGATCATGTCTGGCGTGCTGGCAGCGAACCCGAGCATCGCGCTCCTCGCCGTGCTGATCGCCTCCGGTCCGGTTGTGAAGGCCATCGGGCCGGTGCTCAAGGTGTACGCGGTGCTGCCGTTGCTTGGTGAAGGGCGCTGGCGGGCGCTGGCGATCGCAGGTGGATTCACCGCGCTGACCGTCGTGCTCTGGCCGGGGCTGTGGAATCAGTTCGTCACTGGCGCAACCGCCCGCGAGGCCCAGCTCATGGCTGAGAGCAACGGCGGCTTCTCCGCTTACCAGTACGGCCTCGGGGTGACGGCGCTGGTCGGCGTCGCGCTGCTGATCCTAGCCTGGTTCGATCGCCGAGCCGCCGGCTGGCTGGCGCCGATCGCCGTCTGGCCGGCCTCGCAGTTCCACTGGGCCACCCTCGCCCTTCCGCTCCGGACGCCCTGGCTGGCCGCCACGCTGGCAGTCCATGTCCAGGGCCTCCCTGTGGTCGCGGTGCTCGGCTATATCCTGTGGCGCTGTGGTCGCCAGAACCGTCCACCTCAGAACTCGATCAGCTCGCCGTAGCTGCCAGCCTCGATGCTGACCGTGCTGCCGCCGACTTCGCTCGCGAAGCGCAAGGCGAGCGTGCCGCTGGCGCTGGGGATGCAGGTGCCTTCGACGATCGCCATGACGCCGCTCCCGCCCGGTCCGCCGGTGGTGCTGACGATGCTGTTGTCAACCACCGAAATCTGCCCATTGGCTATCGACACGCTGTTGCTCGCCGCAGCGGTGGGGATGAACCCGCCGTAACGAATTGACGTCATGGCCGGCCCGTTGACCGCGAGGCGCAGGGCCGTCGTGTTGACGGCGGTGAAGAAGAACACGACGAATCGGAAGCGGTAGGTGACGCCTGACGACACGGCGAACGTGAGCCCCGTGACATCAGCGAATGACGTGCTCGACGAGTCGCGCTGGGCAGTATTCCGGACCAGGGTGATGGCACCGGAGCCGCCACCGCCACCGCCAGCCGGGAAGTCGGTCACCGTGCCTGCCGGATCCTTCAGGTGAATATCCCCGTCTTCACCCACGAAGAGGCGCCGATAATCGGCGGGAGGGTTGGTGAAGTCAGACCCGTCGTCCGCGCTCTCGCGGATCAGCAGCGCGTAGGCCTTCTCGTCCTCGATGGCTCCCATAGCTGGCTCCTAAGCTTCGCTCGCATAGATGAAGTCGCTGCCGTCGCTGGCCTGCAGGATGTCGTCAAAGACGATCGGCGTGGCGTGGTCGCTGGCGAGGAGCAGCGGCCCGATCCCGCCTCCCGGTGCGGTGGCGCTGGTGTGCGAATGCGAGTCGTCCACGACGCTCGGGTTGGGGTAGGTCCCAGACAGGTCGCCGCCAGCAGCTCCGCTCGGCGCCCCGCTCGTCAGGTCGTACTCGGTGCCGGCGTCGTCCTTGGCGTAGATGTGGCCGTCGCTCTTGAAGTAGACCCGCCCGAAGCCCGAGGGTGGCGTGGCGGGAGCCGAGCCGTGCTCGGCCATCTCCACGATGCCGGTGAACGAGCCCGAGTCCAGGACGTAGTGCTGGTCGGTGACCGCCGCCTCGACGGTGTCGTGGAAGTCGCCCTGAAACACGCTCTTGACGGTCATGCCGGTCGGCGTCGAGAGGCCGGCGGTGCCGTTGGTGTTGGTGTTGTTGACGATCCAGATGTTGCCGCCGCACAGGTCGCGAATGCCGTAACTGGTCTGGTGCTCCACCGGCCCGAGGATGAACGTATTCAACGTGGCGTTCTCGTTGACCGTGTCACCGATCACGAAGCCGTGGCCGTTGTAGGCGGTCTGGTGGACGCGCACCTGGTTGCCCTGGAAGCCGAAGACGTTGCTCCCGCTCCTGACGTTGAAGGCGGTGCCGTCGATGTTGTTCAGGCGTAGGACCCGAATGTCGTTGTTGAAGCAGCCGAAATCGCTGACGCCATCCTGGTCCACGTTGATGCCGTGGCCCGACACCTGATTGATGTCGCCGATCCAGACCCGGTTGTCGCTGAAGCGCCGCATCAGGACGGCCTGGGTGACGGTGTACGTCGCCTTGACGCCGTCGATACGCCCCAGCTGCAGATCCAGGCAGTTGAGAATCTCGTCTCCGGCAGCCGGCGCGAGATTGACCATGGTGGTTAGGTTGGCGGCCGCCGAGAGCCTCGCGGCGCGACCATCGAAGGTCAGCCATAGGCCGGCGGCCAAGCCGGTGAGGGGCGTGAAGTCGACAGCAGCCGAGAGGTGGTAGGTGCCAGGGAGAAGCAGGATCGAGCTGCTCAGCGTGCGTACCGCAGCAGCAGATATGGCCGCGTTGATCTCGGTCTGATCGGCTACCCCGTCGCAGACGACGTCGGCGATCGCGCTGAGCGCACCCGGCGTGTCGTAGGCGGCGATGACCGTGGTGAAGGGCGGGCGGTGCTTACCGACCAGGTCGTCGTAGACGTGGCTATGGTCGCCGCGCTCGAGGCACGGATCGCTCCCTGTCAGCCCGATCGACAGCCGCGCATAGACGCCGGCGACGTTACCGCTGTTGCCGTTCCAGCCCATGACCGAGATGCAGTTGGTGCCGACTACCAAGACGGACGGATCGACCGCGAAAGTGTGGACATCAGTGATATCGGACTCAGAGCCGAACCGAGTGCCGAGGGCGGCCACCAGCGTGCCGTTGATGCGAACGTCGCAGCCGTTGTCGGCGACGACCTGCAGAACAACTTTGGCTGGGATCTCATCGACCTCGAACTCCTTGCGGTAGGCGCGCTCTTCCTGGGTGGGCCTGCTGCCGCTCGCGCTCCAAATCCACAGCGAGCTGCCAGCGTCGTACCACAGGGCGTCGGTGACGACGATGGGGTTGCCATAGGCCGAGTCGTCGAAGCCGGCATCGTGCCAGCCCGCTGGAGCCGAGCCGAGCGCCTGCTTCCAATCGACGCCGGTCTCTACGACCTGCGTCGGCGCGCACCGCCGAGCGCGATGCTGCGACCCCGCCTCTGAGGCCTGCCCAGCCGACCAGTTGAAGGTCGACCCGATGCCGAAAATGACCTGGTAATCGCCGTTGGCCTCGTCGCCGGTCTTCAGCCGCCAGGTGATCGAGGCGAGCGGCGACACCTCCTCGTTGGCGTCGTATGGGCCCGAGCCGGAGTGGTGGGTGACGAGGTCGCCGAGCCAGACGTGGCCGTCGGCGATGTCGGGCGCTGGCTCGTAGATGCCGGCGGCCGGGTTGTCGCCGTGATCGTGGAGCGGGATCTCCCAGGCGTCGGTCTGGCGCTTACGCGCTTCGATGTGGGCCAGGCCAGCGGCATCGAGCTGGCCGGGGTCGGAGGCCTCCGGCATGGGTAGGAAGCCCCAGCGCACGACGTCGCCGGCCGACCAATCCGGATCCACCACGGTGCGGTAGGCGAAGTCAGCCCCGCCCACCAGGCAATGCGAGATGTAGACCGAGCCGCGCACCTTGCGGGCGATAGCGACCGCCACGTTGACGCCCTTCTCGAGGCGCACCGTGTTGGCACCGAATGCGCCCGAGCGGTCGGTCCCGTGCGACAGGTAGGCGTTCAGTTTGAAGAGGGGCGTCAGCTCGAAGACGACGCCCCCGAGCTGGTCCATCCGCGCCAGCAGGGTCAGGCCGTCGTCGCCGACGTCCGCACCCTGGGCCTCGCCATCCAGGAAGGGCACCGCCGCGCCGTCGGTGTCGAGGTCATAGTCGAAGGAGCTGTGGTCGACCTCGTCGATGCCGCTCGGCGAGTTGAGCAGCATCTCGACGATCGCCCGCTTGTACATCGGGATCGGATGTGCATTCGAGGCGCCGGCGAAGTTGCCCTGGCTGTCGAGGTCCCAGTAGCCCTCGATCGGATCCTTGCCGCCCGCCAAGTTGGAGTCGTTGTCCATCATGCCGCGCGCGAGGTAGGCGACCTGACCGCGGCCACCCCAGACCATCCACTCGTCCCCGGGCCCCTGCTTGGCCGACAGGTCGATCGGCGCGCCCTCGAGGAAGGCACCACCCATCACGCCGGCGTCGGAGTGCACGAGCAGGTAGCGGTCCTGCACCAGCAGCGCGGCCGAGGGGTGGTGGCGGTTGATCTTGCCCAGGAAGCGCCCGGTGCCGTGCTCGTGGACCTCGTACTCGAGCTCGGTCCAGTCGTCGACCGTGCCCAGCGACTTCGAGGCGATGTGCGCCTCCTCGGTGGGCAGGTCGTTGGCGGCGTAGACCGTGGTGTAGAGGCGCGCGGTCACGAGCCCAGCGTCACTTCCCACTCAGGCGGGTTGGTGGCCTCGAACTCGATCACCGTATCCCACTGCTCCCAGCCGTAGTGCACGGGCGACTCGAAGCGCAGCCAGCCGGCGCTGATGGTGGCCTCATCGCCGGTATCGAGGCCCTCCACCATCGGGCCCACCCCCTTGATCACGACGTCGGCCCGGGTCTCAACCGCACAGGCCGTCTTCAGCGCGAGCACGGCTGCGCGGAAGGCGAGGCGTCGAGCCGCGCGGGTGGCGCCCACCCCGAAGACTGAGCCCTCCAGGCGGACGAGCTGCAGGCGCTTCTCGAACTGGCCGGCGGCGCTAGGCGTGTAGTAACCCTCGCGCCCGGGGATCAGGACCCGCTGCCCGCTGACGGTGGGTACGCCAGCGGTGGGCCCAGTGGCCGGGTCGATGTCGAACCAGTAGCCGTCGGCCAGGTCCTGCACGTCGAGCGCGCCGATGAAGACGCCGTGGCTCATCCCCATGTGGTGCTCATTCGCTCGAGCTCGTCGAGCGCCTCCCGCTTCGACTCGGCGACCCGCGGCTGGCCCTCAACGTTCAGGATCCACTGCTGGGTCAGGTCGCCGTTGTTGACGATGCCGCCGGCTGCGGCCCCAGCGCCGCCGGCCATGCCGTCTAGGCCCGCCAGGGCGGGCGACAGGGGCATCGCCACCTCGGGCAGCGAGCGCAGAGCGTCGGCCATGGTCTGGCCCACCGCATCGGCTGCGGCATGGGCGTCGCCGAGTGCGGTCAGCATCCCGCCGCTGATGGTCTCGACGATGTTGGGGCCCCAGGTCGTGATGCCGCGGAGGGGCGAGCTGGGGTCGCGGGGTTCGGAGTAGATGCGCAGCATGTCGCGCACCTGCTTGGCGACGTTGGCTGAGGCCCTCGAGGCGAGCAGGCGGTCGGCGCCGTACTGGATGCCCTTGGAGTAGGTATCGACCACGTTCAGGCCCTCGCTGAAGTAGCCGCGGCCGAGCTTCTCGCGGGCCTCGGCCTGCACCTTGGCAATCGCCACGGCGACCTTCTGGATCCGCGCCCGCTCGGCGCCAGCGGCGTAGGCGGACAGGCCCTTGAAGCCGGCGGCGTCCAGCTCCTCGGCGAGGTCGAAGCGACTGGTGACCGGCTCCACCACGTCGCGGTTGACGTAGTCGAGCAAGCCCTGCAGGTTGCGGTCGATGCCCGCCTGCAGCGCCGGATTGACCAGCTCGCCAGCAGCCAGGGCCCCCGGCTCGAGCGACTCGTACTGGCTGATCAGGTTCTCGACCAGCGCGACCGTGTCGGCTTTGACCTGCGAGTCGGTGCTGCGCAGCCCATCGCGCACCGCCTTGGATGCCAGGACCGCCTCGATGTCGGCGCGGCGCTTCAGGTCGGAATACGGATGGGTGACGTTCTCGACGAAGGCGGCGACCTGCTCCTCGAGCTCGCCGGGGCTGCCCACCAGCCCGGTCGCCAGGGCATCGAAGATCTCGCGCGCCTTCTTGCCCGCCTCCTCCTTGGCCTTGGCGAGCGCCTCGGCGATGGGGTCGACCATGACCTCGGCGGCAGGGCCCACGACGTACTGGCCGTCGACCAGCGTGGCGGCCAGCTCGCCAGGGACCTCGTCGGCCCGCTCGGTCACGCCGCGCATGGCCCGCTGCGCGCGGCGGTCCCACTCCTCGAAGGACGTGTCGTCGGCCAGCTCGCCGCCAGCCGCGCGGAGCTCGCCGAGCGCCACCGCCGTGTCACCGCTGGCATCCCGCATGGCCTGGAACGCCGCGTCGACGTCGCCACCGGCGGCCTCCACGATCTCGGTGAAGCGCTCGATCGACACGCCCCAGCTGCGCAGCGCCTCGTCGATGACGGCGGCCTTGAAGTCGTTGCCGACCACGTCGACCAGTTTCCTGAAGTCGGTCAGCGCCTTCTTGCCGTGGACCAGCTCATAGAAGAAGTCGCTGGCGGCCTTCTGGAGCTCGCCGACGGCGACCGCGGCGGCGATGGCGACGCCCACCAGGCCGGCCTTGCCGAGCCCCTTCACCAGCGCCGGGATGCCGCCCGGCTTGGTGAGCAGGCTGAGGCCCTTGAAGAGCAGCCCGACGCCGGTCGTCAGCTTGCCGACGATCAGCAGCAGCGGCCCGGCCACCGCCATCAGCGCCAGCGCCTGCACGACCAGCTGCTTGGTCCCGTCGTCCAGGGAGCGCCACCAGACGCCCAGCGACCGGGCGCCGGCGGCGAGCTGGCGCATGACCTCCACCAGCATGGGCAGCACGTCGGCGCCGAGCTCGATGGCGGTGGCCTGAATGTCGGCCATGGCGCGGTCGATCTCGCGCTGCGGGCCCTCGGTCTCCTCGTAGGCGGTCGCCAGCCGGCCGGCGGAGTCGGCGACCTTGCCGAAGACGGCGTTGAGCTGCTCGGAGTCCAGGGTCAGCAGGGCGGTGACACCGCGCAGGGCGCGGATGTTGCCGAAGACTGCGGCCGCGGCGGTCTCATTTCCGGCGAAGCGCTCCTCGAGGGTGCGCAGGGTGGCGAGCAGCCCCTGCTCGCGCAGCTGGCGGCGCAGCTGCTCGGAGGACAGGCCCAGCCCCTTCAGCGCCTCCTCGGCCTGGACGGTCGGCTTCTGCAGGGAGCTGAAGATCTGAATCAGCGAGGTCGCCGACTCCTCCACGCCGACGCCGGTCAGGGTCATGCCGGCCATGGCGGCGGTGACCTGGTCGAAGCTGACGCCCAGTGCTGCAGCGCCAGGGACCACGTTGCCGATGACCGACGCCAGGCCCGAGGCCTCGGCGGTGCCCTGGCTGACCGCCTCGGTCAGGATGTCCGCCGCTCGAGCAGCCGTGATGTTCTCGCGGCCATAGGCGTTGATGACACCGCCCAGCACCTGCGCGATGGTCTGCGTCTCGCCCAGCCCGGCGGCCGCCGCCCGGGCGGAGGTTTCGAGCACCTCCATTGCCTCGTCGGCCTTGAAGCCGGCGGACGCGATGAAGTAGAACGCCTCGACCAGCTCCTGCGGGCCCTTGCCGACGGCCGGGCCCAGCGCCAGGACCTTCTCGCGGATCCCGTCCAGCTCGTCGGCGGTGACGTCGGTCAGGCCGGAGATCTGGCGCAGGCTGGTGTCGAAGTCGAGCGCCATCTTGCCGGTGGCGGCGCCGGCGGCCAGGATCGGCAGGGTGACGTTGCGCGACCAGGCCTGCCCGACGCCGGTCAGGGCGCGGCCCACGTTGGTCAGGCTGGCGCCGGCCTGGCTCGTCCACTTCTCGGCGGCGATGCGCGCGCCCGAGAGCTTGGAATGGAAGCGCGAGTCGTCGACGTCGAGGTCGAGGACGCTGGTGCCGAGCTTCGCGCCACGTCTAGCCATCGGGTGCTACCCTCGGTGTGGCGGGGCCGGGAGCGATGCTCTGGGTACCCAGGCGAATAGAACAGCTCGTATCCGTTGAATGGCCGTCGAAGTCCTGGTCAGCGGCCAGCCGACAACCGCACGTGGGAATGAGGCCAGTGATCCTGGTCGGTCCACGGCCGGTGCGGAAACGGCAGGCCCCGCCTCTAATCATCGCGCTTCACCGCGACCCTCTTCACGCCCACGCCGGCCATCGCCATCTGGGCCTCGTAGGCCTCGCGGTTCTTGGGGCGCACCACGACGCGCTGCTGCTCGGTCTGGCGCTGCCAGGACGAGAGCAGCTGCCGCGCGGCGCCACGGCGCAGCGAGCGCGTCCCAGCGGCGATGCGCTCGAAGGCCTGCAGCGACTCCTCCGCATGCAGGCGGGGGAGCTGCTCGGCGTAGGCGTTCAGCAGCGGTACGGGCATGGTCAGCCAGTCGTCCCAGCCGAGTCCGGGGTAGAAGCGGCTGAGCCGGGGGATGAGCCGGCCGAGGTCGACGGGTTCCCGGTCGGCGGCGTCTTGGTCGGCGTCGGGCCCGTCGCCGAGGCTGCGAAAGCCACGAGCAGCTGAATGTGCTGCGTCGGGGTCAGGTCGTTGATCACGTCACGAGGCGCGTCGAGCACAAGGTAGCTGACCTCGCGCAGCAGGCGCTCGGTGCGGCGCCAGGAGGCACGGTCGGCATCGCCGCCCTGCAGCTCAGCGATCTCGCGCTGGGCGGCCCCGATGCGGGCCACCGTGCGCATCCCGAACTCGGATGGGTGCCTCAGCGGGTAGAGGTCGCGCCGCTCCTTGAAGCGCACCGGCCACCAGCGCAGCAGCAGGTCGAGGTGGTCGTACTTGAAGCGCTGCCAGCGGCCGTCGGGGGCGTTGCGGTTGATGGCGACGGTGGGCCGGTCGGGCTCCAGGTCACCGATCGTCAGGATTGGTTGGCGTGGCATGGTCTCTCCCTGTGGGTCTGACCCGAATGAGGCGGATGCCGACTCGAGCGCAGTCGGCCTCGAGGCGATCGAGGGCCCGCTTGGCGCGGGCCGCTTCGTGGCGGTGGAACCGGACCTCGCTGAGCAGGCGCACGCGCTCGAGCTCGGCCGTGCGCCGGGTCAGGATGGTCATCGCTTCGCCGGCGCCAGGCTGAACTTGCGGCGGTCGGGGCTGAAGAGCGTGCGGCTGAGGGCGACGTGCAGGCGCAGCGCGCGGCCCGAATCGACCGGGACCGCGCGCTTCACCTCGCCCACCTTGCCGAGCTTGCCGTAGCGCACCTCGCGCCCCACCAGCTGCTGGCCGGCGCGCGCGGTCCAGCGCTCACCGTCAGCAGCCCGCAGGTGGAAGGTGGCCTCGCTCATGTGCCGGTGTCCGGATCCTCGGCCCGGACGACGCCGAACTCCTCGCCCTCGTCGGCGTCTGGGTCGACCAGCGCGACGAAGAGGAACTGGAGCCCGGCGGGCTGGCCCTTCAGGTAGACGATCTCCGGCGCGCCCTCGGTGTAGCAGCGCGGGATCTCGTACTGGGCCGTCAGGGTGTCGTCGTAGGGCGACGTGCCGCGGATGAGCAGCGCCGACTCGGGGATGCTGAAGCCCCGATAGAGGCCCATGACCCGCGACGCGCCATCGTCGGTCACCGCCTGCTGACTGAGCGCCTGGGCGTAGGCCTCGAGGGTCAGGTCCCAGAGCACGAACTCGATCTCGCAGTCCTCGTCGGTGCGAGCTGCCTTGATCGGGCCGGTCGAGCCGGCCGGCCGGATCCGGTTGACGGTCTGCGGGTGGCGGACGGTGACGCCGTCCTCCCCGTAGGACTTGTTGCCGTTGACGCCGAGCTGGTTCCAGCTCGCGCTCGGGGCGGCCCCGAGCAGGGGGAATGCGGTCCCTACCGCGGCCCGATACACGACCTCGGGCCCACCGATGACGATGGAGCTTGGCTCCATGGTCGTCTCCTTTCTGTGGCCCTAAGCCACGAACTCCTCGATGAGTGAGGCCGCGTAGATCCCGACGACTTCCGGCGCCTCTGTATCCGGGTCGGGGAATGAAAGTGGGCCGCCCTCGATCGTCACGTCACGGATCAGGACGGTGCCGGTGCTCAGGACCGCCCGGGCGTTGGACAGGTCCTTCAGGACGGCCTCGATGGCCAGGTGCACGATCATCGCGTCGTCGTCGGTGCGGCCGAATGACTGGACGTCCATGCGCGGCCGGCTCCAGGGCGCACGGGTGGTGTCGCCGCCGGAGGCGACGCGGCCCGACGGAGTGATGAGGACCATGCGGATCAGCTGCTGCCCGAGCAGCGCGGCCCAATCGTGGCCGGTGTAGCCGGTCGCCGGCGCGCCGGCGACCTTGCGCGGGTACTGCAGGGCGAAGATGGGCGCCGTGGTCAGACCCGTCAGCGAGCCCTGGGGCAGCAGCAGGTCGGTCACCGACGTCTGGCCCAGCAGGATCCGGCGCACGGCGTTGTACGCGTTGGGGTGGGCCATCAGGTGACCTCGTCGCGCGCCAGACTGGCCGGGAGCTCACGCGCGAGGCCGCAGGCGCAGAGCTGCACCACCAGGACACGGCCGCCGCCGGGCCGATCCCAGCCGAGCGTCGCCCAGTCGTGCTCATGCGGAGGTGCCTCAGTAGGCTCAGCGTCTGCGGCCTGCGCCGCCACCAGGGCGGTGTGCAGCACCCGGGCGACGTCATGCCCGAAGCGAATGGACTCCTCCTCGTCGGCAGCCCGACCGAGGGCGGTGATCGCCTCCTGCAGCAGCTCGCGATCGGCCATCAGCCGATGCCTCGCTGGTACTCATCGGCCAGGCGCTCCTGCACCTTGGGGAACTCGACGTCGCCGGCATTGCGCAGCGCGGCGCCCTTCTTGACCTCAAGGATCAGCAGGTAGAACGCCTCGCCCTCGCCGCCGGTGACGTTGCCCCGGATGCGGCGACCCTGCAGGCGGGCGGGATTGGTGCCGATCGAGGCCTCGGCCGTGCCGGTCACCGTGCGCCAGCCGGGATGGTGCGAGCGGGCATACTCGGCTGCCGCCTCGGTGGTCTTGTCGATCGCCCGCCGAGCCGCGCCCTCCACCCTGGCCTGGACCTCGTCGCCGAGCCAGTACAGGCGACCGTGACGGGTGCGGGTGGTGCGCGCCATCAGCCGGACACCCGCGACAGGGCCAGCTCGAGGTGCGACCGCTTGCGGAGGATGGTCTCGATGCCCAGCAGGCCGGCTTCGATCACCGTGCCGCGCCGGTCCTTGACCTGGTTGATGCGGTCCTTCTCGGTCAGGTCGGCGCTCAGCGGTGCCAGCAGCTTCAGGTCGGTCACCACGGCGGTGGTGGCCTCGGTCACCGCCTCGCGCTCGGTCGTGCCGTAGAGCCAGCAGGGCATGGCCGCCAGGTGCGTGGCCCAGGTGCCGCCGGGCCCGGGATTGCCTGAGTCGTCGATGGCGCCGCCGGTGTAGCGCTCGACGAGTGCACGCTGGGTCATCCGCGAGCGGGCGCTCATGCGAAGCCCGCCCCGGCCGGCGCCAGCTCGCCGATCAGCTCCTCGCGCTTCTCCTGATAGCCCTCCTGACCGCCACCCCGCGCACCGATCGACTCCTCGGCGTAGTCGCCGTCGCGGCGGGAGTCGAGTCCGCTGAATTCGAGCGCCAGCTTCACCAAGTCGACCACGACCCGGTCGTACCGCTCGCTCTGGGCGGCCAGCGTGGTGGTGCCGGTGATACGCCCGCCCCACCGGATGACATAGCCGTCCGTGGACAGACGCTCGAGGAACATGCCGCCCGGGCGCAGCCGGAAGTCGACGCCCTCGGTCAGCGCGACGTCGTCCTCCTCGATGTCGGCGACTGACAGGGCGGCCGGGTAGAGCGAGATGAGGGTGCCGGATCCGTAGGCGACCCAGTCGACGGCGGCCTGCGGCCCATAGCCGCGGGCGGTGATCTCCTGCACGGCGGCGGTGGCGTAGGCCTTCAGATCCGCGTCCGGCAGGTCGGATTCCACCCCACGGGCGCGCAGGGCCGCCGCTACGACTGCGGCGCTGCCTTCCCAGTCGATCATGCGGGCACCGCCATCGGCTCGGCGCTGTGGGGCTGTGTGGAGGTCGTGGCGGCAATCGCGCGCTGATAGAGCCCCAGCAGGCGCTCGAGCGCAGGCAGCTCGGCGTGGAAGCGAGCGACGTGCTCCATCCCGCGCACCGCCCACTCGGCCCGGAGCTCGCTGCTCTCCACGAGCGCGCGGAGGGCATCGACGATGGTCGCCTCGGTGGCCTCGTAGAACGGGAGCTCACCGAACTCGCGCAGCATGCGATCGCGGGTCGACGGTGCCATCGGATGGTTGACCTCGGCGGCGCGCTCCGGATCGAGGCCGGCGATCACGGGCAGGCCCATGCCCCAGGCCTCGACCGCGTTGCAGCCGTAGCCCAGCAGCAGTTGATCGACGAAGACGTCGGCCGCCGCCTTGCGGCGCAGGCACTCGGTCCAGGCCACGTTCTCGATCAGGTCCAGCTCGACCGCCCAGCCCTCGGCTTGCAGCGTCTGGACGGCGGCCACGATGGCATCGGTGCCCTTCACCGAGCGGAAGGTCGGCGCATGGGCGATGCGCACCACGCCGTCCCGGGGCCGCCGGTGCTCCTTGCGGAGATCGGCCAACGCGTCGAGCGCGTAGGGCGTCGGGAGCCAGGTGACCTCGTCGCGCGCCAGCTCGGCCAGGTCCAGAGTGCTGGCGGCGGTCAGCCAGCCCTCACGCCGCGCGATCGACAGCATCGGCTCGGGGTCGACCCGGAAGGCGGTGCCGTGGTGGTGCAGGATGGTCGGCTTGGCCTGACCCTCGTCGAAGCGGTCGTGGGGCCCCGGCCGGTTGTTGAGGTGGATGACATCGGCCGCCGCCCACAGGCGCCGGATGGCGCCGCCGTTGCCGCCGTAGTAGATGTCAACCGGCATGCGCTTGAAGGTGTGCGAACTGCCGGTGACGGCCCGGATGCTGGCGCCGCCATGGCGCTCGGCGGCCGCCTTGTAGCGCATCGCCTCACCGTTGGGGTCGACAGCGGCGGACACGATCAACGAGCGGATCACTGCAGTGCCGCCCGAGCTGCGTCAACGAGCGGCGGCGGATAGTGCTCGGCGAGCTGCTCCCAGGGGTCGTACTCCTCGCTGACGCCCCAGTAGTAGTACAGCCGGTCGTAGCGGGTCAGGTGCGGCTCGCCGCGGAAGCTGACGTGCTGAAAGCGGTTGAGGTCGCGAGCCTCCCAGTGCACCGGCCCGGCGAGGCCGTCGATGGTGGAGCGATCCGTGTTGGTCTTCAGCAGGTCCTTGGCGGGCCGGAACCCGCAGCCCTCGAGCAGAGCCCGGCTGATCAGGTACGGGCCGCCGCCGTTGTTGGGCCGGATCTCGAGGTGGGCCAGGCGATCATGCGTCACGGTGCACAGGTAGGTCGACGTCCGGATCGCGCCATTGGTGGGCAGCGGCTCGAAATAATCGGCCTGGACCCAGGAGTCGGAGCCGATCGGCGCGACCCAGTCGGCGCCATGCTGGCCGGCGTATTCGATGCCGTCGTTGAAGCGTCGCCCGAGCCAGACGTTGTCCTGCTCGACGGTGTCGAAGCCGGCGGCCCGGGCCAGCTCGAGGTTGGCGTCATCGGCGACCACCACGCAATGGGCCTCGATGCCGCGCTCAGCAAGCTCGGCGATCACCTGGCGGCGCTGCTCGAAACAGACCTTGGACAGGGCGAACCGCCGCCACGCTGGCGTGACGAACCAGAGGCTGGCGACGGCCCGCTTGCCCACGGCGCGTCAGGACTCGTCGGACTTCTTCTCGGCGGCCTTGGCCGCCTTCTTGGCGTCGGCGGCGGCCGCGGCTGCCGGATTCTCGACGACCTTGATGTTCGCGCCCTTGTAGCCGGGGATGCCACGGCCCGGTCGGACGCGCTGGCGCGCCAGATAGATGGTGCCTTCGTTGCTCGCCATGGATCGGGTACCTCGTTCGGTGGGAGCGATGATTGGTGGGTAGGCCAGCTCGGTGTGCCCGCACGCCCCGTTGGGCGCGGAGCACACCGAGCTGGCCAGCGTCATCTCAGGTCAGCGACCTCTACGAGGCCGGAGCCCAGATGCTGAGGGTGATCTCCACGAAGGCGCCCGGGAAGTAGATCGGGAACGCGATCCGCTTCTCGAACAGGATCACCGCCAGGTTGCGGATGAAGAAGTCGGAGTGCTGCTCCGCCACCCGCACGGTCAGGGGCTCGCGATCGAAGATCGTCGCGCCAGCGCGTCCGCCCACCAGGGCCTTGCCCTCGGTGATGGCCTCCGACTCGACGCGCGGTAGCCGCCAGATCGGTGGCGAGTCCGGCCCGCCTGCGGCGAACGGATCGCCGGCCCGGTAGCGGCCCTCGTTGTCCTTCAGGAAGTCGAACTCCTCCGAGTCGACCGGGTGGACGAGCACGAAGGTCGGCGGGATGCGCCCGACGCCCGTCCGCGCCATCCGGCGTGACGTCCGCACGCCCTCGAGGTTGGCCAGGTCGCCCAGGGCCGTCAGGTCCAGCGTCTGGAGCCCGGTGTTGTCGTCGTCCAGCAGACCGATCAGGTTCGGCGCGGTGCCGTTCCCGTTGAGCAGCTGATCCTCCTCCTCGAGGTTGATCATCAGCTCGCCCTGGTTGTCGATCAGGGCCCGGATCTGGTTAACGTCGCTGAGCGCCTGCCGGGTGACGGCCATCCAGGTCGCGATCCAGGTGGCGCGCGCGGTGCGCTCCTCGAGCCGGATGCTCGACTGCGGCTTGGCACCGGTCACCGCGCTCGTGGCCTGCGCCACGGCTGCGGCGGCGTTGTCGAAGCCGACCTGGGCGACGTACTCGATCGTGTCGCCGGAGGGCATGTCCTCGTTGGCGAACTGCTGCCGGAGGGTCAGCGGCCGCTGGGCCAGCGGCAGGATGCCCGGCAGCCGGAAGGGCGGCACGACCTCCGACCCACCCGTGCCGGTGTGGACGACGTCGGTGGCCGCAGCGCTGAAGCTGCCCGTGCGAGGCGCGACCACGATCGGGCCGGTCCCGATCTTGGCGCCCGGCACCTGCAGGTTGGGATCGCCGATCATCGCCTGGAACTGGGGCGACTCGACGAACTGGGTGCCGGCCGACTTCCGGGCCTTGCTGTCGATCTCGACGGTGCCGAAGCGCATCGGCTCGCCGGTCAGCTTGCCGGTGTAGAACTCCCAGGCCGAGGCCGCAGACGACACGTTGCCGTCGGTCGTCTCGGCGCCCTGGCGCTTCTTGTCGAGGTCGGCGAACTCGGCCATCTTGGCGTTGTAGGCCGCCTCGTTCTCCTCGGTTGGACGTCCGGTCTCGGGATCGGTCAGATCCCGAGCTGCGGTGAGTGCGGCGAGCGCCTGCTCCCGGTACTCAGCTGCCTTGCTCATGTGACGGATACCTCGCGCGGTGGCAGCGCGTAGCCGCCGCGCGTGGCCGCCTCGAGGATCTCGAGCGGGTCATGCGCCAGCGGTTGCACTGCGTGGGTGGGGGCCTCCTCCGGCTGGTCCGTGTCGAGGTCCGTATCGACGTCGTCGCCCGGGATGGTCCTGAGCGCTTCGAGGGCGGCTAGATGCGCCTCGGTTGCGGTGGAGAGGTCACGCCCCTCCTTGGCTCGCAGCTCGCGCCGCTTCGCGTAGTGGGCGACGATCCGCGCGCCCTCCGCGTTGACCAGCGCGAGCTGCTCATTGATGGGCAGCTCGGCCATCGCGGCGGCGATGACCTGCTGCGGTGCCTCACCCTTCAGCGGCGGCACCTCGAGGCCGGCATCGCGCAGGTGGCCGCCCAGGTGGGTATGCACGCCCTGCCGGTCGGACGCCGGAATGTCGGCGCCCCCGCGACCGCCATTCAGGTTGCCGATGCCGCTCGAGCAGGCCACGGTCGAGGCCGCTCCGACGCGCCCGTCCTCGCTGATGAAGTGGTGGTTGAACTTGTAGGAGCTCTTGGCGTCGGGATCGCCGTCGTCGTCGACCCAGGCGTGCGAGGCGCGCAGCGGGCCGCGCTCAGCCGGGCAGCGGGCCTCGTTGGCCGGCCCGTCCCAGGCGGCTTCGTCGGTGGCGGTCTTGTGGCGCCCGATGGCGGAGGCCTCGAACGCCTGCCCCGCTCGAGCGGCAAGCGGCGAACGGTTGACCTTGCCCACCAGGCGCCGGACGGTGGCGTCCAGCGTGTCCAGGCGATCGACGAGGCCAGCCGTCTTCGCGCGCTTGGCGGTGTAGACCTGCGCCTTCCACTCGCCGGTCACGACCTTGCGGTCGACGCCGCGGCCAGCGACCACGTCGCCCACGAAGAGCGAGTAGAAGTCGTCGGCCATCTGCTGCATCTCGGCGCGACCGTCGTCGCTCAGCGGGACGTGCGAGCTGCTGCTCTCCTTGCCGTCGCCGGCGGTGATCACGGTGTAGGTCTTGCCGGCCATCTCGTCGGCCTTCGACGTCTCGAGGTGGTGGCCGATGATGCCGACCGATCCGACCTGCGCGGACGGGCTGGCCACGACCTCGTCCAGCTGGGCGGCGAGCCAGTAGGCGGCCGACGCCATGGTCGGGTTGGCGACCGCCACCATTGGCTTCTGGCCGCGGGCCTCGCGGAGCTCGGCGGCGAGCTCGGTGATGCCCTCCACCGATCCGCCAGGCGAGTCGACGTCGAAGATGATGGCGCCGATCTCCGGATCCGCCAGGGCGCCGCGGAAGGCGCGGGTCAGGCCCTCCACGGTGGTGCCGCCGCTCATGGCGGTCAGCAGGTTCATGCGCTGGCTGATGACGCCGTAGACCGGGATGACGGCGACGCCCTGGGCCTGGCTTGCGCCGGCGCGCGGGCCGTTCTGCGCCGCGCTGACGCGGGCCTCGATGTCCTCGTTGGTCAGCGGGGCGCCGACCGCCCGCAGGCGGACGATCTCCTCGATGACGGCGAGCATGGCCGGCTGGATCGCCCAGGGCCGCTCGTAGACCGCCTTGGTTATCTGGGTGTAGCGCTTAGCCGGGTCCGGCATCGAAAGGGCCTCCAAGTGCACCAGGGCACTCGGAGGCCACAAATCAGCGTCGGTATTCCGGTCGGCTCACCAGGGAGCACAGCGCCGTTGGGCGCGTTTGTACTACGCCCGTGTGACGAATGTCAAGCCGATGAGCGCTTCCGTCGACGACGGGGCGGCCGACCAGGACGGCCGGCGTTCTCGCGCTGGTAGCGGGCCAGCTCGCGCTCGGACACGGTCCAGACGGGCCCGACCTTGGTGGCCTTCAGGCGGCCGTTGGCGATCTGGGCGCGGAGGGTCGAGGGGGCCAGGCCCAGACGGGCCGCAGCCTCGGCGATGGTCAGGGCAGCCATCACGCGCCCTCCTCGGCGAGCGCCTCGCGCACGATGCGCGTGACCGCCGCCTGCAGCGACTCGCCCGGCCGCATGCGCGCGACCAGGGCGGCATAGACCTCGGGGTCGACGCGGATCGTCCGGCTCGGACGCGCGGGCCCAGGACGGCGCAGGCGCGTCATCGCTCCACCTCCCGGGCGGCGGCCTCGGCGGCTTCCGCCGTCACGGCGACGCCGCGCTGGAAGGCCCGCGCGTAGACGCGGTCAGCGGCCTTACGGGCAGCCCGGATCCCCACCTCGGCCTCAGCGATCGCCTTCAGATCCGCAGGATCCGTGATGACACGGGCCGTGGAATAGTCCGGCGGGTAGTGCAGCATCAGGTAATCGCGGATGTTGGCGAGCCGCGCCAGGCCGTAGGCCCCACCCCATGAGTAGACGACCTGCGGCGTCCGGTTCTCGCGGGCCGCACGCCGGTTCCAGTGACGCATTTCCGCGTCCAGGTTGATCATCAGACGCCCAGGCCCTTCAGCGTCATCAGGTTGCGGAGCTGACCGTCGGTCGACGCGTCGAGCTTGGAGCCGATCATCAGATCGGCGGCCCAGCGGCCGTACTTGCTGTTGAGCCAGGCGAAGAACTGGGGGCCGGCCCAGCCGAGGCGGTTGGCGTGGAAGAGGACCATCTCGTCGGCGACGGCGACGGTGGCCGCCCAGTCGATCGGCTCCTCGCCCTCCTCGAGCTCGTACTCTTCGAGGGCCAGGCGGCGGGATCCGAGGTAGCCGTGGCCGAGCCACTCGTCGTGGTCGTAGCCGGCCTCGATGTCAGCGGTGGTCAGGCGGGCGGCGGTCGTAGCAGTCATCGGTGGGCTCCTTTCGGGAGGCTAGATGCGGGACCAGCGGGTGGTGTACTTGCCGGCATTCCGGCGGGCCAGGCGGACGTCGACGGCGGCACGCGCCTCGTCGTAGGCCTCGATGCCCTTGCTGCTGCGGATCCGGACGTGGACCTCATGCAGGCGGGCGAAGGGGCTGTGGCGGTGGTTCTTGGTCATGCAGGTAATCTACGCGCGGCCGCGTAGATTGTCAAGTCATTTCGCCGCCGAGTTTCGTTAAATCTTCCGGACCCGAGCGCGGGCTAGGCGGCGGGCGGCGAGGCCGTAACGGCGTGGCAGCGCGGGCAGGTGAACTTGTACGGGAGGCCGGCCTGCTCGGCTAGCAGCCGATGGCAGCCATCGCATCGGACCTCGGCGGCCATCTGCCCATCGCCGGGGAGCAGCAGCGGCGACGAGCCGCTCAGCAGCGCCTGCGCCGGCGCCAAGACCTGGGCGGTGCCGCCGGGGGCATTACCCCCGGCAGGCACCACGGCGAAGTTGTTGGGCAGGACGTAGACCTCGTCGCGGGGCCCGACTGGCAGGTGCACCATGCGCTTGAAGTCGGCCCGCGTCAGCAGCCCCTTGGTGGCGGCCGACTCGACCCGCTTCCAGACCTCGGCGATGGCGAACTGCATCGCCGCCACCGCGGTCCAGTCGAACCAGACGTCCAGGCCATCGGTCCGGCCGAACTCGGACAGCAGCTGCACCTCGAGCTCGGCGGCGATCAGCCGCTGGCTGGGGATCACGCCCTGGGTGTAGGCGGCCACGTTGGCCTCGGAGTAGTTGGTGAAGGACGAACGCTCGAGGCCAGCCCCGAGCTGGGCGACCATGGCCGGCACGCCGAGATTGCCGGCCACCCGCTCCTCGGGGATCCGGCGCAGGGCCTTCAGGTCCATCTCGGTCGGATTCCAGCTCAGGACCTTCACCTCGGTCGGCTTGGTCATGACCATCGGCTCGCCTCGGCGATCGCCGCCGAAGGTCTCTTGGAACTTCTTCTTGATGCCCTCCGGGTCGACCAGCGTCGCCGGCCCGGTCGTGTTGGCAGGCGCCAAGATCACGCCCGGCACGCCCAGGTTGCGGAGCATCGAGGCTGTGAAGTTGGCGGCCTCGTCGTCGGTGAAGATCTCGCGGAACAGCGGCTCGAGGCGGTCGACGCCCTTGCGCGGGTTGCGCGGGTGGATGCCGTTGCGGAAGTGGACGACGTCCGAGGGGCGGAGCTTGTAGGCGACGCCGTCGACCAGGTACTCGTAGTGGCTGATGAAGACGGTGTTATCGCGCGGATCCCAGCGCGGCTCCATCATCCAACGCGGGATCCACCAGAGTTCGATCACGCGGCCGGCGGGGGAGCGCACCTTGGCCCAATAAGCGTCGCCGCGAATGAAGTCGACGATGGTGGCCATCCACTGCACGACGCCCGAGTAGTGCTGGTTGGGCCGCTCGAGCAGGCGCAGCATGTAGCCGGGCCCGGTGCCGGCCGGCATGTAGGCGATCTCGGTAGTGCCCTCCTTCACAATCCGGACCGGGGCCTCGGGGAAGTTGCGAGCGATCCAGCCCACGGTGGCGCCGACGATGCTGTTGGTGGCCGGGTCGCCCACCTCGCTGCGGTAGTCGAAGCGGGTGCGATTGAGCAGCAGCGACCAGGCCGAGCTGGTGCGCCACAGGATCCCAGAAAGGACGGTGCCTGCGCCGTTGACGGCGCCGAAGGTGACGCGGCCGACTGCACGAGCAGCGGCCCCGATGGGCGTCTGGTTGAGCGCCGTCAGGTCCACGCCAGCCTCCTCACGCTGCCGTCCAGATTCCAGGTGCCTCGCCGTGGGCGAGCCAGCGGTTGATCCCCATAGTCAGGGCGACCATGCCGTCGATGCGCTCCGCGCTGTGGCGCTTGGACGGCTTCTGGTTGCCGTTGGCGTCGGTGTCGACCTCCACGTTGCCGGCCATCCAGCGCAGGATCGGGTGGCCGCCGTGGAGCAGCCGGTGCTCGAGGATGACCTTCTCCAGCTCGCGCCAGGCGGGGCCGAGCCCGGCGTGCGTCTGCGGGATGGCGGTACAGGTGGCGCCGTCGGCCATGAGCTCGGTGACGAGCTGGGTGGCGTTCCACTTGTCAAAGCCGATGTCGCCGATCGCGTACCGCTCGGCCAGCGCCAGCTGCTCGGCGCGAACGTAGCTGTAGTCGGTGACGTTGCCCGGGGTGGCGATCAGGTAGCCGTCACGGACCCAGTCGTCGTATGGCACGCCATCGCGCCGGCTGCGCTCGCGCACTCCCTCCTCGGGGCACCAGAAGCGACAGAGCACGGCGTAGCGCGGGGCCTCGTCCTCGTCGCCCTCCAGGCGAAAGATGATGACCAGGGCGGTCAGGTCCTTCACCGACGCCAGGTCGAGGCCCTCGTAGCCGCCGGCCGCGGCCGGGATGGTGGCTGCCAGCCAATCGTCGTATGGCAGCTCGTCGGGGTTGCCGGCGTTGCGGTCCCACTCGTCGATGTCAATCGCCCGCGTGCTAACCGAGGTCGGGATGTTGGCGTGGAAGCGCAGGAACGCGGCGAGCTTGCCCGGCGAGCGGCGGGCGACGTCGGCCTGATCCCGCAGGAAGGCAGACTTGACCGACACGTCCAGGTTGGGATTGGCCTTGGGCCAGACGGCCTCGTCGAACGGGTCGTCGCCCTCGTCGAGGGTGTAGATCAGGACCAGCATCGAGTCGTCGGTGGCGCGTCCCTCCACCACGGCCATCGCGTCCGCCCGCTCCTCGGCCCAGACGGACTCGCGCTTCACGCCGGCGGTGGTGATCTTGACGCCCATCGGCTGGCGCCTCGAGCCGGCGGCGGTCTCCACGTTATCGACCGAATCGCGCTCCTCGAGGACGTGCAGCTCGTCGACGATGTAGCCGTGTGGGTTGACGCCCTGCTCGCTCTCACCGGAGTCGCGGCCGAAGGGCCGGAAGAAGCTCGCCGTGCGCTCGTCGGCCAGGGACAGGGCGAAGCGGCGGATACGGCGCGCCAGCGACGGATTCTCCTTCACCATCCGCCGCGCGTCGTTCCACACCAGCTTGGCCTGGTCGCGCTTGGTGGCGATCGAGTACACCTCGGCACCCGGCTCGCCGTCGAAGAACGCGAGCAGGATGGCGATGCCGGCGGCCATGAGCGTCTTGCCGTTCTTCTTGGCGACCTCGATGTAGACGTGCCGGAACCGGCGCAGGCCGTCGGCGCGCTTCCAGCCGAAGGCGGAGCCGACAATGAACTGCTGCCAGGGCGCCAGCACGATCGGGTCGCCGAGCGGCTTGCCGGGCTGCGGGCCCCACTCGCCCTTGTAGTGGCGCAGCAGCGGGAAGAAACCGATCGCCTTCATCGCCGCGGGCACGTCGAAGTGGAGCCCGCGCTTGGCGCCATCCGCCAGGTCGCGCAGGTGTCGCTCGCAGGCCTTGTGCACCAGGACGCCGGCGACGATGCGACCAGCGGTCACGTCGAGCGCGTACTGCGTGACGGGATCCGGCGGCTCGGGCGCCTGCATCCGCCGACGCGCGCGAGGGGCCAGCGTCGACACGGTCATGCGGTGCGCTTCCAGACTCGGACCACGATGTACGGCGGCAGGTTGTTGTGGGCCTGGCCGCCGCCCTTCGATCCGGTATCAACGCCGCTCGTGGTCGGCGTCCCGCTCATGGAAGTATCGACCGTGAAGCCGGTCACGCCCCCGGTGGTGGTCGGGAGCCGCGTCTGATTGTGGACGTGGGCCGGCATCTCAGCCTCAGTCAGCGCATGCGTCTTCGCCCCGCCAGTCTCCTCAACCGTGTCGAACTCAGCCTGCCCTGCGTCGAGTCCGACCAGCACGCGGCCCTGACCGAACGCAGCCCAGGTGCCGTATCCGAGCAGCGTGGCCGGGTCGCCGGCACGGGTCGTAATGAAGATGTCGCCAACGGCGTAGACCTCGCCCGCGATGCCAGGAACCCCTTGTGGCCCCTCGGGACCCTGTGGCCCTTCTGGACCCTCCGCGCCGGCCGCGCCGGCATCACCCGGTGGCCCCTGAATGCCCTGCGCACCCTGAGAGCCAGGAGCCCCATCCGCGCCGGCCGGGCCGGCATCGCCCTGCGGCCCTTGGGATCCTGCTGGACCCTGCGGGCCCTCGGGACCGGGCACCGTGCTATCGGCGCCGGCCGAGCCTTGTAGGCCTTGGATGCCCTGCGGCCCCTCCGGACCCGTATCGCCTGCTGGGCCCTGCTGCCCGGCCGGTCCCTGAGGCCCTGTCGGCCCGATCGGCCCCTGCGGGCCTTCCGGGCCATCGGCACCCGCCGGCCCTTGTGGCCCCTCCGGGCCAGCGGGGATGGCCGCCACCTCCGCTTTGGTCGCCAGGCCCAGTACCTCGTGCGGACCGAGGCCGGGGTGCGGACCGCCAGGCCCACCAGTCCCCGCGATGGCTGCGACCTCGGCGATGATGCGCGACTGCCTGAGCGCGCTGCGAACGCGCACGTCGTACTCGCTCACGTCCGCATCCCCGGCCGCCAGACGGTCGGCCCCTGGCGCTTCTCGACGAGCTCCCAGGACGTGCCCGGAGGGAGCAGGACCGCGCGCCAGGCGTGGAGCTGTGGATCCCAGAGCAGCACGTTCGGGATGGTCGGATCGGACCGCTCGCTTCGTGTGACGCCCACCTCGCCGGAGGCCCGCACGACGATCGGTTCCTGGGCGATCGCGATGGTCTGCTCCTCAAGCACGACCGCCCGGGGCTTATGCCGTGCGACCCGGGCCACGGCGGCGTCGACCTTGTCGCTCACTGGCTGGCCTCCCCACGCTCCCAGCGGCGGAGCGGATCGGTCTCCTCCTCCTCGCCGCCCACGCGGAGCCCGGTGCGCGCCGAAGGGGTCAGGCCCAGCTCGCGGGCGAACTGGCGCATGAGCTCGGCGTTGTCGCGGACGATCTGGTGCAGGGGATTCTTCACCAGCTCCCCACGACGCGCGCCGCGCACCAGGGGCCCGGACTCCTCGAGCATGCTGGCGGCGTGCTCGTAGCGGGCCACCGCCTCGCAGTAGGCCCGCAGGGCATCGGCGTCGACAGCCGTCAGGACGCCCGTGCCGCCGAAGTCGCGCATGACCCGGCGCCAGACGATGGCGGCCGCCTTGGACAGGCTGGCAGGCCGCACGGGGCGGTTCGGACGGGGCTGCGGCTCGGAGGTGTTGACCCGCGACGGCCGACGCTCGCCGTGCAGCAGCTTCAGCTTGGTCGGCATCTTGGGCGGCCCGCGGCGTCCCATCAGGCCGGGCCCTCGAGGCGCTCGGCCTGCTGCCCAGTGAAATGCTCCCAGCGCTCGATGCTGACCTGGGCGTAGCGCGGGTCGATCTCCAGGGCCAGGGCCCGCCGGCCCAGCTGTTCGGCCGCGATGATGGTGGTGCCCGAGCCGACGAATGGGTCGTAGACCACGTCACCGGGCCGCGTCGAATACTCGAGCGCGCGAGCGACGAGCTCGACCGGCTTCATGGTCGGATGCTCAGGCGACGCTCCCGGACGCTTGATCTCCCAGACAGTATCGAGCCGCCGGCCACCATAGAATGCGTGGCGTTCCCCCTCGTCCCAGCCATACAGCACGGGCTCAAAGTCCTTCTCGCCAAGGTCGCCGTACAGGATCGGCTCGTGGCGATAGTGGAAGTCCGTCATGCCCATCACGAATCGGTCCTTGACCCAGATGATGGTCTGCCGGAGGCGGAGCCCGGCCTCGCGCAGGGCGAGCATGAATTCGAGGTGCATCGGCCCTGCCGGGGCCGCGAGGTAGAACGCCCCGCCGGCCCTGAGCGGCGCTAGCCGGCAGGCGGCAGCGACGAGCTCCCGCGTCTGCTCCGGACGAAGCGAGTCATTCTTCAGCTCCAGGCCATCGGTTCTCCGGTGCCGCGCTACGGCCACGTCGACCGACAGGTTCGTCTGATAGGCGACCCCGTAGGGCGGATCCGTCCACAGCAGGTCGACCTGACCCTCGGCGGTGAGGCGGGCGACATCATCGGCGCTGGTGGCATCGCCGATCAGCAGGCGATGCTCCCCGAGCGCCCAGAGCTCGCCGGTGGCCACGGTCGGCTCCTCGGGCGCCGATGGGACCTCGTCCGGGTCCGTGAGGCCGGCTCGGCGCTCCTCGGGACCGGCCAGGGTGCCCAGCAGCCGGCGCAGCGCCTCGTCGTCGACGCGGATCCCGTCGAGCAGCTCGCCGAGCTTCTCCTCGTCGCGGCCGGCCATGGCGCCCAGCGGGTCGAAGGTGGCGAGCACCAGCGCCTCCTCCTCGAGGGACAGGTCGACGTATAGCACGGGCACGCTCGGATCCTTGCGGGCAACCGCCTCCTCCACCCGGGCGTGTCCGTCGACCAGGTGGCCGGTGCGCCGGTTGATCACGACCTGCTGTACCCAGCCCACCGTCCCGAGCGCGCCGCGTAGGGCGCCGCGCTGCTCCTGGCCGTGCGTTCGCCAATTAGCCGGGTTGGCAACGATCGCGGACGGCTCCTCCTCGCCCGAGCCGACGATGCGGTTGCGCCAGGGCGCAGCTCGAGCTGGCGCTTTGGCCCTGGCCATCTACGCGTTTCCCCGCGCCGAGCGGTTGCAGGACGCGTGCTCGAGGCCGTTGTAGCCGCGACGGTCGTCGGTGTGGCCCAGGTCCAGCGCGGCAGGATCCGCGCCCAGTGGGCGGCCGCAGCGCGGACACGGCACCGCGGGATCGTAGGCCGCCAGCTCAGCTGACCGTCGGCGCTGGTGAAACGGCCCGTAGCCCCGCTGCGTGGTGGTGCGGCGGTGCCGAGCGCAGAGCCCGCGATCGACGGCGGCCCCGGGGCAGCCGCCGATGAGGCAGGCGGTGGGAGCTGCGCTCGGCACGGGCGTCACTCGTCCTCGGCGTCCTCGTCCGAATCGCCGACAGGCTCCGCCGCCGGCTCATCGGCGGCCGGCTCGGTGACCTCGTCCTCCTCGGTGGGCTGGGTGGTGATTTCGTCGGTCACGGGATGGCTCCTCCTCCTGAAGGGTCGAAAGATCAGCAAGGCCGCGACGACCAGGCCGAACGTGAAGAGCAGCGGGATCAGGTCCGCTGCGGGCAGGCCCAGGGTTGGGTTACCCGCTTGGCTTGGGCTCGTTGGCGGCGGCTGTGATGTTCGGGGCGACGGCCTTGGTTGCGACCCGGACCCCAGACGCCGCAGCGACCACGTTGGCGAAGGCGAGCACATAGCCGACGATCGCGGCGGGCGTCACGTCGACGCCCAGCTCGATCGCCCCGCCGGCCACCACGAGTGCCGACAGAAGCCCGATCGCCCAGGCGCGCACCGTGCTGCCCTCGGGCAGCGGGACGAACTTCAGCGCCTGACTGACGAGCACGAGATAGGTGATGATCGCCGCCCAGGCGATCGCGCCGGCGGCCGTGAAGACCTCGGCGAGCGGGAGAACTTCCATGGGTCCCTTCCTCCTACGGTGCGACGGTGACGACGAAGACGGAGCGGTGGATGTAGAGGACCTGGCCGGCGCCGGTCTTGACCTCAGCGAAGTCGCTGCGGTAGACGCCGTTGAACAGGAACGCGGTGTTGTTGGGCCAGAGCCGAGCCCCATCGCTGATGCGGTGGATATAGCCGTCGGTCTGGCTGCGGGCGAAGATCGTCCCGCTCAGGCTGGCCTGGCTGCGGATGTTGCAATTGGGCCCGTAGACCCGGCCGCGGCCACGCCAGGTGCCAGACGGGGCTGCCGGCACGACGTCGACCGCCTTCCAGAGCTCGAAGACGGCTCCCGACACGGCCATCCACCAGGGCATCCAGCAGTCACCGCTGACGCCCCAGGCGGAGCCCCAGCTCTGTCGCAGGCGGAGGCCTCGAGCGTCCCACCCGTAGCCGACGATGGCGTGGTTGCTGTTGTACCAGTCGGGATTGGGGAGCACCCCGTTGGAATAGGGGCGCATCCAGGCGTTGTACCAGTGCATGCCCAGCTGAATCGGGCCCAGCGCGACGATCGCCTGCTTGATCGCGTCGACCGTCTTGGGGATGGCGTAGTAGGCGGCGATCTTGTGGCGGCTCTGGTTGACCCCACCCGACTCGGGGTAGCCGTAGGCGCGCAGGCGCTCCATGCCAGAGCGCAGCGACGCGCCGGCCGACGTGCCGCCGATGTAGCGGAAGAAGAGGCCCTCGTCGAGGTTGGGGTAGCCGCCCAGCTCGGGGCGGTCCTGCTGGCCCTTGATGGTGGAGTCGCTGTAGGCCACGCACTGCGGCGTGTCGCCCTGGTTGAGGACGCCGGGCATGTTCGGCGCGAGGTAGGTTGCCGGCGTGGCAGTGGCCAGCTCCACGCCCAGCGCGGCCAGCAGGTCGGCCGCGTCGTAGTCGCGGTCGTCGGGTGGCGACGGGATCAGGCCGAAGCCGTGCGGGCCGCTATCGGGCAGGCGCTCGAGGGTGCTGGCGTCGACGTCGGTGCGCTGCTCGTCGGGCGGCATCACAGGTCCAGCCCTTCGGGCTTGCAGTGCTGGCAGGGAACGGCATCACCCGAGGCGCGCAGGCGGAGCGCCTCGTCCTCCTCGATGGTGCGAACCCCCTCGGCGTCGTCGACGTTGCACTGCTCCCAGGGGTGCTCGCGGTGGAGCGTATCGACGCCGGCGTTGCGGTTCAGGACATAGCGCATGGGCATGACCTCCTCCATCACAGGCAGATTTGCACGAGGGGCACGCAGATCAGCGGCGACGGCGAGGGCGAGGCCGTCGGGGTTGGGCTCGATGAGGCCGTCCGGGTCGGCGACGGCGAGGGCGAGGCCGTCGGAGCCGGTGACTCGCTCGCGACGATCGGGCTCGGTGCAGACGCGAGCGGCGCAGGCGGCCGGTCGAATGGCGGTGGGAAGAGCACGCAGGCCGTCAGCCCCAGGGTCGCCATCACCAGGCCCACGCTACGACGGGCCACGGTGCCGGTTGACCTGCCAGGCGGCGCGCTTGATCTCGATCCAGAGGCGGATGCGGCGCCCGACTGGCAGCGCGGCGCAGAGCAGCAGCCAGAGCAGCGCCCGGGCGATAACGCGCTCCCAGACGACCGCGTCGCCGCGCAGCTCGGTGGCGAAGCCCAGGATGATCGTTGACCCCACGCCCAGGATCGCCAGCAGCGTCGCCCCGCCGCCCGATTGCCACCCATAGGTCGCACCGAAGACGACGCCGAAGACCAGCGTGATGGTCAGCGAGCTGGGATTGAAGGTGAGGAAGAAGTCGGCCCAGCTCATTCGCCGGCCCCTCCGGGTAGGCGACGCAGCAGTCGGTTGATCTGCGCCTGCTGCTCGTCGACCTTGTGCTCGAGCTGCTCTCGGCGCTGGACTTCCTTGCCGAGCTCGACCAGGCAGTCACGCTCGGATTGCTCGCGGCGCTTGACCTCGCGCTCGAGCTCACCGATGAGCTCCTCGCGCAGGTCGACGATGCGCTTCTCGGTGTCGCTCGGCAGCCCGAGCTTGGCCGCTGTGCGGCGCTCGATCCGGTCCTTGAGGAAGGCGCCGCCGACGCCGGCGACGCCACCGACCAGGGCGAGGAGGGCGGCCTGGAGAAGCGGATCCACCGGGCTATGCCACGCTCGGCGCGGGGGTCAGGGCCGGCCGCCATGCCAGCACCTCACCGTGCCTGCCTGGCTCGCCGCGCCACCGTCAGAGGCCGCTCCACGGCGCGGACCATATCACGGTGACTACCGCCGTGACTACCTCAGCGACGCGTCACGCACGAAGACGGCGGGCTGTTAACCGCTTGGTCGTAGGTTCGAATCCTACCGCCGGAGCCACAATCCAGCACGAATGGCCCAGCCCGGCCCAGCCCTCGCCACGCGTCACGGCGATGCGGTGACTCCCTCGGTGACTACCCGCTGGAGGCCCCGAGCAGACAGAGCCATCCACATCCGCAGCGCGAGGGCCTCGCACTCATCGCAGGCGGAGCGCTCGCTATCGAGCTCATGGCGCTCGAGGAAGCACAGCGTATCGGCCAGGTCGCGCCGACTCACTGACATCTCGATCTTCACGCCTCCGCCTCCCAGTCGGCCTCGCGGCCATCCGGGCGCACGACGTAGCGGCCGGCGCCGTGGGCCAGACGTGCCACGTCCAAGTAGCCGGCGCGGTCCTCAGCGGTGGCGTCCCCCCAGAGCCGCGGACGGTGGGCCGCCTCGTATGAACCAGCCGCGATCGCCTCGAGGTACTTCGCCCGCCAGTCCGGCTCGAGCGCCGGCGCACCGGGCTTCACGATCCAGCCGTCCATCGGGCCGCCGCGTAGGACGACGGAGCCCGGGACGGGGTGGCGCAGCGATCCGACCTGGCCCTGCAGCTGCTTCTTCAGCGCGCGGCGCTGGGCGCGGTTCATGGTCACACTGCCGCCTCGAGCTCGTCGTAGACGCGCTTCGGCGTCTCGCCCATCTCGGCGATCGGCGCGACGAATAGGACCCCGAGGTCCTCCGAGTAGGCCTGGACGTGCCGATGGCAGGCCGGGACCCAGCCGAAGGACCGCCTGCCGGGGAGCACGAGCCAGAAATAGTCGGCGCGCTCCACGCAGTCGTTGACATCGCAGAGCGGGGCAAGGCGCTCGATGGTCACGATGGCACCTCGCCGATGCGGAAGCCGTCGACCGCGACGTCCTCCGCATAGCTGACGGGGTAGCCGAAGAGGCGATGCTGAATGAAGTCATCACCAGTCGCGCCGCCCCTGACTGGCGAGGTGGGATGCAGGACGATCTCCGGCAGATCCCGCCATGACCCCGGGACGAGGGCCAGCCCGCGTTCGGTGAGCGCAGCGGCGAGGCGCGCCAGGATCGCGTCGCGGTCTACCAGCGCATCGCGGTGCCGGCTCATCCGACCAGCTCCTGCACCGCGGCGATCGCTGGCGCCCACTCGTCGGTGGCGCCGATGTAGTGCCCGTGGGTCGTTCGCGTCCGGGTGTGGCCCAGCAGGTCGGCCACCCGGCGGTCGGGGATGCCAGCCTCGAAGAGTCGGCTGGCGAAGGTGGTGCGCAGGTTCTTGAACGGGAGCCGCGGGATCCCCGCCGCCTCGAGCAGGTCGTAGAAGTGGTGCGTCAGCCAGGACCCGGAGAGTGCCCCGCCCCGGAGGTTGGGGAAGACGGGCCCGGTGGCGGTCGGCACGAAGCCCTCGGCGATCAGGCGCTCGCGGTGGGCGGCCAGCGCGTCAACCAGGGCCGGCGCCAGCGGCACGACCCGGCGCGAGCGGTCGGTCTTCAGCTCCTCGCGGACATAGCGGCCAGCCCTCGGTCTGGGTCCGGGGACGTAGCGCACGCCGCGGCGAACGTGGAGCAGCCCGCGCTCGAGGTCGACGTCCTCCCACGCCAGGCCGAGCAGCTCGCCCATGCGCAGCCCGGTGCCGACGGCCACCGCGAAGAGCGCCTCAAGGCGATCACCGCGGGTGGCCTCGAGCAGGCGTCGCACCTCGGCGGCAGTGAGCGAGCGCGGCTCGATGGCGGGCACCCGGGGCGCGTCGACGTACTCGCGGCTGGCGACGTTGCGGCTCAGCAACCCACCGCGCACGGCAGCGCCCAGCGCCCGGCGCAGGACCGCGTGCACGTTGCGCACACTCTTGGGCGACAGGCGCTCGGCCAGGACCCCGAGCAGGTGCTCGACGTGGGCCGGCGTCAGCTGCGACAGGCGGACATCCCCGATCAGCGGCGCGATGTGGAGCTCGATGGCGACCTCGTAGCCGTGGCGGGTGGTCGGCCGCAGATTGCGCACGTCACGAACCCACGCGGCGAGGAAGCCCGAAAGCGTCGCCCGGCTCGGCGACAGCCCGCGATCGCGCTCCGCGCGCAGCTCGACGAGTGCGCGGCGGGCGTCGCGGTAGCTCGTCCGCGTCCGCTTGCGATAGCGCCGCGCGGTCCGGGGGCCGATCGAGAGCTGGGCGATCCACTTGCCGTCCGCCCGCTGGTAGATCGAGCCCTCGCCCGGGGGCCGCCGACGGTCCGTCACGCTGCGCATTGTGCAGCCAAGCGTCAACGGCGTCCGGGCTGAAGAGCCATTGGCCGCGCAGCTTGCGCGCCGGGATCTGGCCGGCCTGGGCCGCCAGGCGCAGCGTCTCGGGGTGGATGCCGAGCTGGGCGGCCATCTCGGCGGTGGTGAAGGCGCGGCGCTCGCTCATGGTTCCAGCAGCTCCAGATCCTCGGCGGTGCGCTGAGCCATGGCGGCGATCTGCACGAGCTCGTCGAGCATGCTCTGACGCGAGCGGGCTGCTCGCTTCCGCCGGCACTCATCCCAGAGCTCGTCGACCTCCTCGAGGATGACGGCGTAGCCCTCGTGGGCGCTGTTGATCGGGTCGTGCCGCTCCCGGGCCAGCAGCAGCTCGCGGGCGACCAGCTGGGCGAACGTCATCGCGGCCGCCAGCGACAGAACGTCAGGTGCTGGCGACGACGCCCGCAGACGGGGCAGCCGAGCAGCAGCATGCGCAGCCGGAGCAGCAAGTAGCGCCTCATCGGTCCGGCGCCAGCTCCCGGCGCGCCTCGGCCTCATGCCAGGCCATGTGATCGTCCCAGGATTCGCCCGGCGCGCCGCAGCCGATGGCGCTGCCGGCGGCTGTGTCGTGGCGGGCCCAGGCCAGGGCGCGGACCGCCATCGCGTCGGCGATGACCTGGGGGTCCTCAGCCGTGGCGATGCCGCGGACGAAGACGGCGGCAGCGAGCGCGGACACCGCGACCTCAATGAGCAGCAGCCCCACCGCCCCGCGCCAGCCGGCGAACAGAGCCGCCGCCGTCAGGGCCATGGCGTTCAGGGCGGCGGCGACCAGGACCAGCGGGACGGCGCAGCCGGGCGTCGACGTCGCCGGCGTCATCGCCGTGCCTCACGGATGGCGCATGCGGCGACGAGGGCGACAACTAGGTCCGCTGCATCGATCGCCGTCGTCGACCAGCCCATCTGACGCCAGAGCCAGTCGCCGAGCAGCCAGCCGCCGGCGAAGAGCCCGCCCCAGAGCGCGCCCACCGCGGCCTTCCGGAGCGTCAGCATCACGTCGGCTCACCGTAGTCGGCCGCGATCTGGCGATCGGCCCAGGTGACCGCCACCGCCAGCGCGCTCCACAGGTCGCCGGCGATGCCGTACAGCGGCCCGGGCGTGGCCTTGCGACCGATGGCGGCGGAGCCCCCGTAGCGGTCGATCAGGGCCTGCCGGACGTTGGGATCCTTGGCGCGCGAGGTGCCGCACAGGTGGACCTTCACCGCCTTGCGACCGATGCGATCGACACGCACCGGGTGGGCGGCCTCGGCGAAGCGGCCGCTCCAGAAGACGGTCTCGAAGACCTCGGCGCCGACCGGCATGCCGTAGCCCTCAACCTTCTCGATCACAATGCGGTCGACGTCAGGTGAAAGCAGCTCGCTCAGATCGTCCCAGCGAATGAGCTGGCGGAGGCGCTCGTTGGGCCAGACGCTGAACTGCCGGATCCCGCCGCCGGCGCCCAGGACCAGCCAAGCAGACTGCGTCGGCCCGGGATCGATGGCGAGCAGGGCCCTCATCAGTAGGGCACCGTGTCGAAGTCGAAGACGGGTGGCGGCAGGCCCGGCATATCGTCCTCCTGGCCGGTCCGCTCGAGCACCATGACGCGGTCGTTGCAGAACGCGCGGTTGGCGAGGATCTGCTTGGCGTCGCGGGACAGGGTGCGGTGCTCGATCTCGTACCAGGCGCGCAGCGGCTGTGGTGTCACCACGCGGCGGTTACGGTCGGGACCGTGCCAGAGCCAGACGCGCTCGCCGTCCTTCAGCGCGGAGTACCACCAGTGCAGCTGCTCGACGCGCATGCCGGGCAGGGCCCGAAAGATGTGCGGGAGCGGCACACAGGTCTGGGCGAGCCTGCGATGCCAGCCGGTGGCCGCCGGCGAGTCGCCGCTGGGCGTGCAGAACGGGACGCTGACGACGTCGATCTCCGGCTCGTCGAGGTAGCCCTCGAGCTCGGCGCGGGTCACGTCGCGGTCGGTCCAAATGACCCAGTCGGCGTCGACCACGGCGATCCAGTCGGAGTCACGGGCGGCCTCACGCAGCAGGAACGAGCGCTTGGCGACCTGGCCGGCCCACAGCTCGGTGGGGGTGAAGATCACGGGCTGCAGGCCGACCTCGCGGGCGACGCGCCGGATGGTGGCGGCCTGCTCACGCCGGCTGCGCGGCTTGGCACCGGGGAAACGTCGGTAGGCGCCGTCGACGGCCACGATGCGGTCGGCGATGTCGGCGCAGCGGCGGACGCAGAGCTCGAGGTCCTCCGAGCGCTCGTCGTACCAGATCAGGGCGGCGGTGACGATCATCAGTCGAGCCGGCTGGTGAGGTGGTACTGGCCGCAGACGCCGTGCTTGTAGACCCGGAAGGGGCGGCCGTAGGTGCCCTGCGCTTGGCGAGCGGCGCGGACCGCCGACTGACGCTCGAGGTAGGCGTGCTTGCGCTGCGGACAGGGTGCCGGAACGTGGCCGCCACGGCCGCGCTGCCGGACGGGGACCTTGCGGCGGTAGTCCGGCGTCGTCATCGCAGCTGCTCCCGGATCCGGCGCAGGGCATCGGCCTCGGTGTCGCCACCGGTGGTGTAGACCAGCAGCGAGCTGCCACCGTCGCCCGGCTGGTAGACCGCGGCGGTGGCGTGGTCCCGCGTCCGCGACAGGGTCAGCGCCCAGCGAGGCGGGACGGCCTCGAGCGCCTCGCGCCAGGCGATGCCCAGCTCGAGCGCGACCCCGAGCTCGTCGTCGACTGAGCGCATGGCATGGGCCTCGGCGCGTAGGACCAGGCGGCGGAGCCAGCTCATTCGGGCGAAGGTTCCACGGGCGCGAACGCACCCTCGGCCTTGTGCAGGCTCATCGACACGGGCGGGATCGGCTCGTGCAGGATGCCGAGCACGAGGTTCGCGCCCTCGGCGATGGCGCGGCGCTCGTCCTCGCTGAAGGTCCAGACGGAGTAGACCGTCGTGCCGCCGTACTCGTTCGTCGCCCGCCAGTAGGGCAGGCCGCCGATGCTCTCTTCGTGACCGGGCGGGGCACCGTAGATGCCGGTCGTCTTCGGGGTGGTGATCGGCTCAGGCATGGTCGAAGGGCCTCCTTGGGCTGCGGGTGACCGAAGCGGAGAAACCTGGACGCGCGGAAGGAACAG